GCTAATACTAAAGGACAAGGTAGTGAAGACGGAAAATTTATCGGAACTAACGTGCTTAACGAAGCATTTTTAGAAAGATTTCCGATTACATTTGAACAGAAATATCCAAGTGTTAAGATAGAAGAAAAAATCTTGATTAAGACTCTTGAAAAAAACGGTAAAAAAGACCAATCGTTTTGTAAAAAGTTAGTCACTTGGGCAGACGTTATAAGAAAAACTTTCTTTGACGGAGGCGTAGATGAGATTATCTCAACAAGAAGATTAGTCCACATTGTTCAAGCATATGCTATCTTTAAAGATAAGTTGAAAGCTATTGAAGTATGTACTAATAGATTTGATGAAGATACAAAGAATTCATTTGTAGAGTTATATTCTAAAGTTGACGGAGGTGCTACAGCAGAATCAATTGCTGAAGACCAAAGAAAAGCTGAAGTTGCTCAACAAGTGAAAGACGAAGAGAGTGAGTCAGAAGATGAGAAAGATGAATCAGATAATGATACATCAGCTCATATTTAAAACCTCTCAATCATAGTGTAAGTCCTGAAGCGGAGGTAGTGCTCCGCTTCACTAACACTTGAAAGTAAATTATGAAACAAATTATAGGTGGAATAAAGTGCCAAACAATTAGATATACACCAAACAATGGTTGGTTTTGTGTTGCTTATCCAGCAAAAAAATCGCAAATTGATTCTTTATTAACAAAACATTTTGAGTGGTTTTTAGGAACTGCTGATGAAAGGATACCAAACACAATGGGACATAAAAGAGTTGGTGAGGTTGTACGTGCTGTTGCTTCACAACTTCATAACTACCTAGTTAATGTACAAGGAAAACTTTTTCCTAATAATGCAATGCTTGTACACCCATATGGTTATAAAGACCCTTGGTTTAATGTTCCTTGGTTTAATCATAAAGGACAACCACACCCAGCAACTAAAGATTGGTTAAAATATGTAGGGCATATAAAAGATAAAAAAATTATGGATCGTTTTAATCATATAGGAAATACAAAGTGGAGTGATGGACACTTTCATAAAAAAGTAAAACAAGATACAAATAAAATGCAGAAAAAAGGTATTATTGCTGAGGAAATTATGAAGACAGAATATTTTGAAAAAAAATCTGGAGTAATGAACGTAGAGTTAAGTCCTAAAATATACTCTAGTTGGGATGTAAAATTTAATTATGAAAAGGAGGCAAGTTAAATGAGTGATTTTTATACAGAATATATGAAAAGAACATCTAAAAGAAATAAATTAGAGAGAAAATTAGATGAGTATAATCACACAATGGAATTAGTTAGAACTATTATTCCAATTGTTGTTGTAGTTATGCAAGCAATTATTTTAATTAAGATATGGTAAAAAGAGTAATAAAAAGTACAATTGATTTTACAATCTTTGGTTCTGCTGTATTAGGTGGAACATTAGGTTTTTTAACATTAATTGGTTTTATACATTGGACGATATGATTAAAAAGAAAACAAAAGAAGTTATAAAAATCTTGGAAGATAATAAACTTACTAATATATATTCACCTGAAGACCAAATAAAAATGCAATTAAATAAAAAGACACCTTTAGATTTTAAAGAACACGCTGATAAAGAGCAAAAAGAATTAGATGAGTCTATGAAAGAATCATTTAGACAACGTGATGAAAGAAAAGCAAAAGAAAAAAAAGAGAGAGGAGGTAGATAAAATTGAGTAAAGGTATTACAGTTGAAGTAAGACACGGTAATGTAGAAAAAGCTATGAGAGTACTTAAAAAGAAAGTACTTAAAGCTGGTATATTAAAAGAATATAGATTAAAACAATACTACAGAAAACCATCTGAAATTAAAAGAGAAAAGAAAAAAGAAGGTATAAAGAATTACAAAAAGCAACAGAAATTAAGAGAATTAAGGATGTAAAGATTTCCAACGCCTGTGCTTTGACAACATAAATATATTATACCAGGCAATTCATAAGACCTGGGGCGTGGAAGGTAGCCAGTCCTACATATTTTAAATATGAAAACTGGTAGTAGTTTGAGGTCTACTATAACAAAACCTCAATGATTTTAGTTATTCAGGAGCGGTAGCCTTAACCTGATGTGTTTGTTTAGCATTTGCGCTTCGTTCAACACCCCAAAAAGAACTAAAGTAGCAGACTATTTTTGGTAGTTTTGAAGTCTATAACTCAAAAAACTACCATAACTACTTGTAATTTGGAAAATAGTACTTATATAAGTAGTAGTGAGTTGCCATAAAGGGACTCATAATATAAACGATAACTTTGCTTAATAAAGGAGGTTAATATGACCAATAAAGCATTATCTATTTTTAACAGATTAAGACCAGTATCAGTAGGATTTGATTCTATCTTTGACCATTTCGGTTCAATGTGGGATGACGATTTTATTAATGATATACAACCGTCTTATCCACCATACAATATAGTTAAGTCTGGTAAGAACACTTACGATATTGAAGTTGCATTAGCAGGATTCAATAAAAAAGACATTAACGTTGAGGTTGAGAACGGTATGCTTACCATTGAAACTAAAAAAGAAGATAAAGAATCTTCTAAAAAGGAAGATGGTGAAGTAATACATAAAGGTATATCTAAAAGATACTTCAAAAGGTCTTTCACAATCGCTAATGATGTAAAAGTCAAAGGTGCAGAATTGAAAGATGGTCTTTTAAGAGTTTCTATGGAGAAGATTATTCCAGAAGAAATGAAGTTAAAAACAATAGACGTTAAGTAATAACGTATAAGATAGTGGCGAGGATAGCATAAACTATTGACTCGCCACTTATAAATAACTATATGAATAAAATATTAATAGCATTGATGAGTTTGATTCTTGTTGGTTGTTCAGTAGCAAATCCTAAACTATCATTTGGTAAGAAATGCGTGGATAAAGGTGACCAGATTCACTATTCCTACGTATGGATATATGATAAAAACGCAGGATTGATAGCTGATGAAACTACTTGCAAGTTGATAGACAACCAGGATTGACATTAAATAGGGTTGGTGATATATTAACTCTATTATGACAATACAAAAAAGTTTACCATACGTGGTATTCAAAGAGCGAGTAGCAGGCAAGTGGACTACATTTACAAGTAATGATGTATTTCAAGCAGGCAAACAAGTAGTCTTTTCTTTACCAGGTGCATTTACACCAACGTGTTCCAGCAAACAATTACCAAATTTTGAAAGACTCTATGAAGAGTTTAAATCAAAAGGTATAGATGAAATTTATTGTATATCAGTAAATGATTCTTTTGTAATGAACGCTTGGTTTGATAGTCTTAAAATAACAAACGTTAAGGCAATACCTGATGGAAATGGACACTTTACTAGACGAATGGGTATGTTAATAAACAAAACTCATTTAGGTTTTGGTATGAGGTCTTGGAGATATGCTATGGTAGTTGAAGATGGTCAAATTGTTAAGTGGTTTGAAGAAGAAGGTATTAATGATAGGGGAGAAGATGAAGACCCATATACACATACTGATCCTTTGAACATTTTAAAAACCTTATAACATTGACTTTTATAAGATAAAAGTATATAATTATAAATTATGAAGGAGTTGATATGAATCTATCAAACAATACAGTCGCAATTCTAAAAAATTTTTCTGATATTAATAAAAATATTTTAGTTAAACCAGGAAAGAAATTGCAAACTATATCTACTTTAAAGAATATTCTTGCCGAAGCAGACATAGATACTAAATTTGAGCAAGAATTTGCCATATATGATTTACCAGAATTTCTACGAGCAATTGAGTTATTTAATAAATCAGATATTCAATTTAATGGTACTAACAAATTGGTTATTAAAGACGCCAATTCAAGACAATCAGTTAAATATTTCTTTGCAGATAAATCAGTAATAGTTGCACCAACTAAAACGATTAATATGCCTGATAAGTATGTGACTTTTACATTAAAGAGTAAATGTTTTCAAGATTTACAAAAAGGTATAGTTACATTGAACTTACCAGACATTGCAGTAAAAGGTGATGGTAAAAATATCACAATGATTGCAACTGATAAAAAGAATAAATCATCTAACGATTATTCTGCTGTAGTAGGTACAACTGATAAAGAATTTGTAGCATATTTCAAAGCAGAAAACTTGAAAATTATACCAGATGATTATGATATTGCAATTTCTAAACAAAGAATAAGTCATTTTGTAAATAGAAATAAACCAATACAATATTGGATAGCATTAGAACCAGATAGTGAGTTTTAATCGTGAAAGATTGGACAAAAGAATTTATCTGTAAGCATACAGCAAGAGGTTCACATAGGTGGGCATTTTGGATTGAAGGTATTATAATTGGATTAATAATTGGATTGATTATATGAAGGTGAATATATTATGGCAGAAAATTTATGGGTTGAGAAATACAGACCTAAAAAAATTGATGATTGTATTTTAACAAACGAATTAAAAGAAACTTTTAAACAGTTTGTAAATCAAAAAGAACTCCCAAACCTATTACTATCAGGTACAGCAGGTACAGGTAAGACTACTGTAGCACGTGCTTTATGTGAAGAGTTAGGTGTTGATTACATTATCATTAATGGATCAGACGAAGGTAGACAAATAGATACGTTAAGACATAAGATTAAAAACTTTGCGTCAACTGTATCTTTAACTGAAACAGCAAGTCATAAAGTTGTTATACTTGATGAGGCGGACTATATGAATCCAGAGTCCGTTCAACCTGCATTAAGAAATTTCATAGAAACATTTTATAAGAATTGTAGATTTATCTTTACTTGTAATTATAAGAATAAGATACTACCTGCATTGCATAGTAGATGTACTGTTATTGATTTTACGATTGCTAATGGTGAAAAAATTAAGGCAGCGACACAACTTATGAATAGGTTATGTAATATCTTAACAGAAGAAAAGATAGAGTTTGATAAAAAAGTCCTTGCAGAATTAATACAAAAATACTTTCCAGATTTCAGAAGAACTATTAATGAACTTCAACGATATTCAGTAAGAGGTAAAATTGATAGTGGTATATTATTCAGTATAACTGAAGCAGATACAAAAGAACTTGTCAAAGTCTTAAAAGAAAAAAGATTTAATGATATGAGAAAATGGGTTATTCAAAACCTAGATAAAGAACCATCATCATTGTTTTCAAGTGTATATGATATATTATACAAACATCTACAACCACAATCCATACCACAAGCAGTTTTAGTTATTGCTGGATATCAATATAAATCCGCTTTTGTAGCAGACCAAGAGATTAATATGGTCGCTTGTTTAACAGAAGTAATGGCAAACTGTAAGTTTAAATGAACTTAAAAAGTATGGTACATTTAATTCAAGAAGTACAAAGAAAATATTTACCAGCTATTAAAAAGGGTTGGGACAATAATATCTTACCAGAAACTTCTAACTTATATTATAAAAAAGGTTGGGATAAGAATCCAAAATTTCCTAAAGGTGAACTAGAAATACCATTGTCTAAATTATGGATGGATAAATCTAAACAATCAGCATTATCTATAGATAATATAGACAGAATTATAAAAAATTTTGATCCTACTAAATTTAAACCAATTGATTGTATTAAAGATGAAGATAAGTATTTTGTAATTGATGGAAGACATAGAGTAGTTGTTTTAGGAATATTAGGTAGAACTAACATAGAGGTTAACATCAATGTACGAACTTAAAGATTATCTTAAAGCAATTAATGAATCAAAAGAGAACTTATTAGACACACCTGATCCGACTTGGGAAAAGAAGTATCCACCATTTGTAATTAACCGTTGTCTATCTATGTTTTATGATACCATAATGCATAGCAATGAAATGAACGGACTACACTTCCTACCAAAGCGTATGCAATTTCATTATTTCATAAATAGTATTAGAAAGAAAAGGCGATTTGGAGGTAAGTGGTTATCACAAACCAAGTTGAAGAACCTAGACGTTATAAAAAAGTATTATGGATATAGTAATTCAAAGGCAAAGGAAACTCTCAACATACTTACAGACGACCAAATTGAAGGTATTAAATTAAAACTTATACAAGGTGGGAGAAAGTTTAAATGAGTGAAGACGTTATTAGTTGGTCGCCTAGCGATATGCTAGAAGTGACCATAAAACAACCTGATGATTTCTTAAAAGTCAGGGAAACATTAACAAGAATAGGTGTAGCGAGTCGTAAAGACAAAACACTTTATCAATCTTGTCATATACTACACAAACAAGGTAAATATTACATAGTCCATTTTAAGGAACTATTTGCATTAGATGGTAAAAAATCTACATTAACATCAAACGATATTCAAAGAAGAAACACCATATCTTTATTATTACAAGATTGGAACTTAATTGATATAGTTAAAAAGGACGCAACGGAAGATAAAGCACCGTTAAGTCAAATAAAAGTATTACCATTTAAAGAGAAAAAAGAGTGGACTTTATCTGCTAAATATAACATAGGTAAGAAAGTGGACGACAAGAAGGAAAAGAAACCTGAAACAACTACAACCAGTCCAACGAGTAATGAATAAATGCAGATACCAAATTTCAAAGACTACATAACAGAAGCAAAAACTTCTGGATCATATAGATTAATCATTATATCAGATGAACCTGAAAATGATTTAAATTTCCATACGGCAAAAAACTTAATGAAACAAGCAGATAAGCTTGGTCATAAGGCATATATCTATAGAAACACAGGTGGTTATGTAACTGTTGAAGATGATGGAGAATTGTATTTCCATAACAAAGATGATAAAAAAGGATTTAGAGTATCTGCTAAAGATACAATTGCTATTATAAGAGGTTCAGTAGTACGTAGAGATAGTTGGATGGACTTGGTAACACGATTAGAAAAACACCAAGTTTTCGTTATTAACAGTAGAGAATGTGTTAGTATGTGTGCCGACAAATATAGAACTTCATTAAGATTAGCAGACTATGGTATTAGACAACCTAAATCTGTATTGGTAACTGATCCAGAAAATTCAATAGAATCTTTTGATAGTTTA